CTACCCTGCTGTTTTGACATTCTGAAACACCCGATGTTCATCATCACAGCGCAATATCTCACAGATCAGCAGAGCATTTGACCGGCTATTCATAATGAGCTCGGGAATCAATTTACCCTCTTCGTAAACCCCATAGTCGCAAACCACCTGACGGACTTCGTAATTAATCATCATTTGCACCCCTCTAAATAAACTGAGCAATACTAAAAACCAACAAGGAAACAATAAGCAACCAGAAAGAAATTTCAATACAAAAATCCATCATTTACACCCCTTTAGATCTAATCGATTGTTAAATCCTTCACACTAGTCAAGATCTTGACCAATTTTTTTTAATCAAACGGCAAATCTTCTGCCGCGATATCTGACATCAATTTACCCTTGCTGTCCTCGTACACCTTCTGCGCATCTAAGCTACAGCCGAGCGGTACCCAATGCTTGTAACGTTCCTCATATTGTCGCTGTTCTTCAGATGCCTTGTACAGGGCAAGCGATTCCGTTCTGGTAAGTATCCGGGGATTGTCCCCGACAGCCTTTTTGAATTCATAATCCTCTTTCATCTTCTCAATAAGCGGCTGAGTCTGAAGCATAAATTCCTGCTTCTCGTTGTATGTAGCTCCCTGTGCCATGTTGATCAGACCAGAGACATCACCACCATGAGCCGCCAGATATGTTTTCATACTGCTGCCGACCTGATTACCTAAGTACCTTTCAAGGCTTTCCAGATTGTATTCCAGACCACCAACATAGAAGCCCTTAATCCTCTTTGCATTCCCGCAGAACGTGCGCCACCAACGAGTAACGGTCAAACGCTTCTGATTTTTAGAATCAATATCATTAACCTCCCGGGTAAACCGGAGGAAATCAAAAAGCATTCCCTGATATGCTTGCCCGATACTACCGCATTCCAGAGCACGCATATAGTAGCTAAGAGCAGCTTCATTTCTCAACTGAAATTCGGCGCGTATCCAATGTTCATCAGGTATCCCACGTTCGATAGCTTTGTTGTAGATTCTAAGCCGCCTGTCACTTTTCGGAGAACCAAAATAGATAGATTCCTCCGAGCCGCCAGAATGCACAACATACCGTGACAAGGAAATATACCTTCTCTGCATCACATGACGAAACAGCGTCGGGAACGATAACAGCGCCTTTTCCCCATCCCCCGGCCGATCATCACAGGCGATATCCAATCGCGCAAGGTGCGAACCTTCTAAGCAAAGAAATTGCTCTATGAAATCTATCCAATTCAGATCATTGTCGTAAAGGCTTTCCAGAAAACGGCATCCATGACCGGACATTTCCAAAATTATGTAGTCCCCGAAATGGATAGAAATGCCCCCGGAATACAGGCGCTTTCCCAACCAACGGCTGTAACCTTGTTCCATATCCACATTTTCAAGGTGCAATATTTTAAGCAAATCAGGAAACTTCATTTCCCGAATTGAGAGAGTTAAATAGTCAACTAAAATGTTCATTTTTAACCCCTAAAAACTTGCAAATTTTTGAAAAAAAATAATCGCCGTTTTTCCTTAGAGACATGCGGTTTCCGAGCGTTTTGTGTGACTACCATTACCCCCGTGCTACAGAGCGGGGGTAGTGGCTCCTCCTGGGCGCAAAATAGGGGCCCCCGCGCGTAAAACGCGCACCCCCATTTTGCGCGGTCAGTTGATGGCCTTGACCCATCTGAGCACAGCCGAATAGACATAGTACACAGCAATTGCTGAAAGCCATACCTCAAGAATGGAAACCATTGAAGAAAGCGGAATAAACCAATTGATATACGGTAAAATGCTTTGTATCGGGGAATTGTCCAACATTGTGAACGGAGAATCGGGCAGACAATTAACCGCCCATGTCAATGCCTTCTCAATCCACCCCACAACCGTGTCTAGCATGATTAACTCCCTCCCCCTATCATTTTCCGGGTAATAACAATGAGCCACACAACGAACGCCAGAAGGAACCCCCAACGGCTAATTGATGCAAGAGTCCCGTAACCGGAAAAATCTATGGTGATGCTCTGATGGATTCCAAGGCGCGGAAGATCAAAAGGATAGACGAACTTCGGAGCCTGAGCAGGTGCAACAAGATTCTTAAAGGCTCCGTACAAATCCCATGGAAGGGAGAACGGGAATTTCTTTGTAATCAGCTTCGGTAACGAGATATCAGGCATGTTCGGCTTCGGAACGGTCGTATCATGTCCCTCGTTGGCGGCTTCGCTTGCGGCCTTGTCTGCTTCGGTTGCAACCTCAGCACCAACTGTTTTTTCTTGTGTCTGTGTCCGATTGTCTGCATCAATATCAGTTTTACTGCCCGTGTTGATAAGAGGAATTGTCACTGTGCCATCATCAGCCGTAACGCCAACCTTTTCCTTAAGAGCTTCCACAACTGATTCTGGAGTATTCTCCCCGACACCGATTGACTTCCCATTATGGTTAATTTTCGATTCATCCAATAAATAGGACTGATCGCCAATAGCTGGATATGTAGCACCATCAGGCTTAAAATGGACAATTACATAATCTTTCCTGTTATGCGGAACAATAAAAACATATTCTTTTTCTGTACCAACCTGAGAAATAGCTAAAATACAAGAGGAATTCGGAGGATAATTACTCCAATTGCTTGCAGGAATATCAGAAAAAGAAACAAAACGAGTATTGCCATGAATGCCATTAATAGTTATATCTGAATACCATTCACTGCCAGTCCCGAAAGTATCACCAACATTAACAACAGTATCATTACGGAAACTATATGTTTTGTTTTTCCAAAGAGGTTTAAAAACTCCTAATATATACAGACCATTTATTGTTACTGCATCTGTTTTCTGTTTTGCAAAAAAGTCATAACCCAAAGGAGCATCATTTACAAAAGTATCAAGACCATACAAAGCCTTAATAAAATCATAGTTCATTTTCGGATTAATATAATCTAGCTTCTGATCGGGAAGCTGCGCCCTAAGGTCGTAATCATCCATGTTACCAGATGATATAATTGCATTCCCGATATATGTCAATAGAGAGGGTGCAATATTAATTCCCTGTTCAGTAACATAAGCGGCTTGATCGCCAAACTTCGCTAAACCATCAGTCCATATTTTGTCAAAAATCTGCTTACATGTTTCATTACCTACAGAAGCACCAATATTAATTCCTAATGCGGATAGAGCAAGAACAACAGCCACAGAGCCAACAACGGTAACAACACCAGTTGCATGGACTTCCACAGGCTTTTTGTAGCTATAGCCCCAAACCAGCGCACAGCAGAGAACCAGACACACAATCAGCTTTGCCGCCCGATTCAGCATTTTGCACAACCGCGGAGCTGAATTCTTTGGTGATTTTCCCACCTGAAGGTATACATTTTCCATCCTTTTCACCCCTACGTTTCAAAGATTTTGAAGCTGTCATAAATGGCGGCTTTCTTTTTGTTCAGCAGAAACATTTCAGATCCACACCGCAAATGCGCACCATACCAGTATTCGACGGCTACGAACAGGCCGCCGCAAACCAGAGAAATCAACCAACCGAATGTCTTGTAGTTCTTAATTGCCCGATGCTTGAACTCCGTTTCAATAAACGCCCTGATCTGGCGGTCTATGAGCCTGTCGGACTGAGATATCAATATCACATCATAACCAAGTTTGCGGTGCTGCTGAAAGAAGAATATCCAGTCCATACGGTCAGCCCGACCATAGGTGCGCGTGTTGAACATAGCCGCGCATTCATCTATGACCAACAAGGTCTGATGCTCTCTGAACGGCTTGTGGTGCTCTTTGGAATACTCTTTCAGCATCTTTACCGTTAGTTCCTGATTGTCTAAATAGGTAAAGTCCCCAACCTTCTTTCGACACTTGCTGAAATAGGTTTCATCTATAGGAAAATTGGCTATGACAGCGCGACCGCTTTTCAGCCAA